AAGGTAAATTACCTAATACTAATTGATTGCCCGTAAAAGAAGTTACCGTTATTCCGCTTAATTGTCCAGAAGTCAATGATCCTTGATAGCGAAAGATCCAACTTAAACAAGCATTGTTGCTAAAGGTAACTATTTCAGGAGTTACTCTATCAAGAGTGTCCAATGTTTCTACTAATGATCTTGCTGCACTATAGCGTAAACTGCCAGGCATATCTAAAGTAAAGCGCCATGGTTGCTTAGTTGGTGTAAGAGCAGTTCGTGGTATCTCGTTGTTAGTTATTTGTACTCCAACAACTTTTCTACGATTTATGTTGATACCATTACAGTTATCTATAATTGTTTGTAATCCAGACATATTGTTTCCTTAAGCCATACCATATGGCATTTCTTTTCTTGCCATTACTGTTGCACCAAGCAATGTTTTTCTATTTTCAACAAACAATTGCGCTACACTCTTGGCATCAATAGCATTAATATTATTTGTAACATAGTTGTTAGTTACTTGCTGCTGCGGTTGCATTGGTGCACCAGCAGATTGTGATCCTAGTTTGTTATTTGGGATAACAGTACCCGCATTCTTTGGTACGAATAACTCAGGTCCTTTTTCACCAACAATGTAAGGTTGACCTGCTTGCGCGGGACCGCCCATTGCTAATCCTGGTAATTTAATACCAAATAATCCTAATCCAGCAGTAATACCTTTGAATAATTGTGCTTTCAGCAACATAGAAGTAATGTCAGCAATAGCAGATAGCGCAAAGTCTTTAAATTTAAACTTACCAGTTTTAACAAAGTCATCAACAGCCTGATTCATTTTACTAAATCCAATTAGTACAGCATCTTGTGCCATTTGGAATGGTGTAAACTGTTGACTAATTTGTTCCATTGCTGATACTACACCTGCTACTCTACTGTTGTTTAACTGATCAATGGCAATTTGTTCTGCGTCAATATTATTCATATTAGTGGCATGACGAGTTTCTTCTTCAGCAAGTAATCTTTGTAACCCTGTGACTTGATCTGTCAATCCTTGTTCACGGGCAGTTATTAATTGTAATTCAAGTTCAGATCGTGCTTGTATAGTTCGTAATTCTTCTAAATTAAGTTTTACTTCTTTTTCTCGTTCTCTAGTAGACATACCAGCAGCCTGCAGCATAATATCATTAATTCGCTGCGTCTCTTGCATTCCACTGAATACTTGATTTACGAAACTAAGTTGATCTCTAAGAGCCTCATTTTGTAGGCGAGTAGTATTAAGCCTATCAAATTCTGCTTGATTTAATCTTTCTGTTTCATTATATTGTTCTATAACAATATTTTTTTGTTCTTCTAATTGAGCAATAACAGCCTGACTAGTTTGCTCACCTTTTTCTCTTTCTACTTGTATTTGTTGTTCTAAGTCAAAAAGAGTGTTTTGTTGGTCAGCAAATGCTTGATTATTAGCAATTATTTGTCTAGCACGATTTTGTTCTAAATTTGCTACATCATTTATAGTTTTACGCAATGAATTTGCTTGTTCATTTTGAAAACGCATTTGCTCGGTAGTGCGTCTTGCTGATTCTGCTAAACGCTCGCTTTGCGTAAGTTGTAAATCTCTCAATGGGTCTTCAGTTGCCCCGGGTGTTCTTTGAACTGTTCCACGATAAACACCGTCGGCACCGCGAACAGCATCATTTAATCTTTCTTGTTCATTGGCTGCTGAATCTATCGCGTTACCTAATTGATCATAAGCAACAATTGCGGCAGTAGTAGCAGCAGCAACAACTGCTATACCTCTTGGTCCAGTTAGTGCTTGTAAAAATGCTGCGCTGGCTCCTGCCGTTCTAAATGCATTTGCTAAGGCTGTTATTGTTGTTACCATTCTAGCAATTGTTGCTACGGTAGTGGCAGCAAACGCTGCTGCGATTAAAGCACCTGTTACTTGAATGGCTTTTTGTGCATCTTGAACAGTAAGATCAAAATCACCAATCGCTTCTAAAATAGGATTAATGGTTTGTAATGCAGCAAGTTGTAAGTTTCTAAATGCTACTTCTAATGTACCAATGGCATCTGCGGCGTTTTCAAATAACTTATCAATACTGGCATCACCAGGTCCGCTTGTTAGTCTAGCAAATTCTTTTAGATTAAGTGATGCTGCTCGCTTACCAAGTAAGTCAATAGCAAGAGCAGTTTTTTGTGCTCCATCTTCCATATTGCCAAGACCAGTTACTACTGCTTGGAATAATTGTTGATCATCTAATGTTGCTAGTTGATCGCGGCTGATGCCTATTTTTTCAAAAGAGTCTCGTAACTGATCATTGCCCTGAACGGCACCATCAACAGCGTTAGAAAATCTAAGCATGATGCCTTGTACATCATCAAACGCGCCACCAGCGGCTTCAGCAGCAACACTCATTTGATAAAGTTTTCCAGCACTAATACCAAAGGCTTGTGACATATCAACAATTTGATCTGCCATTCTAGCAGCACTTACACCAAGAGCACCAAATGCTGCTGCGCCTACTTTGGCAAAGTTAGTGACTTTTCTACCTAGATTATCAACTTCGTCTTGAACATCAATAATCTTTTGTTCGCCATCAACTTCTATTTGAATTTTATACTTGTCAACAGTGGCCATTATATTTTAATCCCTAATGTTTTGAACACATATTCACGAACATGTTCTAATGTTGGTTTTGACATACCCTCAGGTGCTTGAGTACTACCTCGCATACCTTTATTAGTATTGTGTCTTCCTTTATCTAACACTTGTGCGTATGAATAATTAGCGTCAATTGTATTATTGCCTTTTGTAGTATTACGCTTAGCATTTCCCGACTTGACAGGTGTTATACTTTTGAACTTGTCAAACGCAACTTGTGTTACATTTTTCTCGTCAAGTGTGTTTAACACCTTGTCTAATCGTTTTTTAATATTTGACATTATCGCTTTTATTCATAATATTTTTCAAATCTTCCTGATTTAATCCATACACACTAGCGTCTATCAATTTGCCACTTGATTTTTGTTGTTGGTAATTATCGTATGTTGACAGAACATCCATGATCATTATGTCGTATGTCGTGGCATTTTGTTCTACTTCATGTGGTAGTTTACTATATTTTTCTGCCATACGACCAATCATAATCATTTTGCTTGTTTCCCAACTTTTGGTGTTGATGATCTGTTCTGTGACTTTCCCAAGATTTCGCCCACCTTATTAATTGCTGCGGCTGCGATATCTATTGGCAAATCTTCGTTATCTTGTATTGCTTGTTTGCCATCTTCAAGTAAAATTAGTTTACGCATCATTTTACTTAAATTTTCAAATTCTGAATTTGATCTTGCGTTATAAAATTCAAAGTATGTAGATAGACTTACGATATCAAATGTCCAGAATGTTACTGGTTCACCATATCTTTCTAAGATATCTGGTTCGTCTAAGTCAATTTGAATTAGTTTGGGTGTTGATGCAAGTTCGTTAATTTTCATTTGTTATCCTCAATAAGTTGTTGTTTATGTATTTATGATTTCTGCTGATTTTCCAGCAATTGGTTAAGTAATGCTAGTCTAAAAACACATTTAGACCTTAATTGTTTTAAATTAGATTGCATACCGTCAATGATATTTAGTGATTTTGCTTCGTCAGCAATTAAAGATCGTAATTTTTCTTCATCAGTCTTAAGCCAAACTGATTCGCTTTGATTATCTGTCATTTGTTTTCCTCGTCAATAATTAAAAAGGGGCGTTGCCGCCCCTTTTTACCCTAGTTTTTAATTAAGGATTTACGCCTGAGAACATTGTACCGTCTACAGCGATAGTCATTGGTGACACCCAAACTGGTGCATCTGGACTTACAGTAGGAGCAAGGCTAGAAATATAACCTTTTCCTGATGTAAAGTACGCATTTGCTACGTTTCCGTTAGCATTCGCATCGTTCCAAATAAGTTTGAATTGTACTTCAATTTTATTCTGTGACAATCCATTGATACCAATGTTTGCTGCTGTACCACCTGCGATAACGTTAGCACCAAAGTACTTAACATCGTCAATAACAATGTTGGTACTGATTTCGTTGTCAGCAGGAGTTGTTACTTTGTTTGTATCAATTGAGCAGAAGTCTACCCAAGAGAAAATTCCTGTGCTGCTAGTGATGGTAATA